AGATAGTACTGTTGCAGGACCTAAAGGAGAACCAGGAGCAGATAGTACTGTTGCAGGACCTCAAGGACCCGCAGGAGCAGATAGTACTGTTGCAGGACCTAAAGGACCCGCAGGAGCAGATAGTACTGTTGCAGGACCTCAAGGACCTGCAGGAGCAGATAGTACTGTTGCAGGACCTAAAGGAGAACCAGGAGCAGATAGTACTGTTGCAGGACCTCAAGGACCCGCAGGAGCAGATAGTACTGTTGCAGGACCAGCAGGACCCGCAGGACCAGCAGGACCAGCAGGACCTCAAGGACCCGCAGGAGCAGATAGTACTGTTGCAGGACCAGCAGGACCAGCAGGACCAGCAGGACCCGCAGGACCAGCAGGACCCGCAGGACCAGCAGGACCAGCAGGACCTAAAGGAGAACCAGGAAGAGATAGTACTGTTGCAGGACCTCAAGGACCCGCAGGACCTGAAGGACCCGCAGGACAGAAGGGTCAAAAAGGAGCCACAGGGGCATCTGTTACAGGACCTCAAGGACCAGCAGGACCCGCAGGAGCAGATAGTACTGTTGCAGGACCTAAAGGACAGAAGGGTCAAAAAGGAGCCACAGGGGCATCTGTTACAGGACCTCAAGGACCCGCAGGACCCGCAGGGGGAGGTGGACCCGCAGGACAGAAGGGTCAAAAAGGATTGACAGGACCAGAAGGACCTCAAGGACCGTCGGGTTCGGGTGGAGGTGGACAAGGTGATAAAGGTCAAAAAGGTCAAAAAGGATTGAAAGGAGCGAAAGGAGCACCTGGAGTAGGTTGTATAGCATATGAAACTTTAGTAACAATGGCTGATGGGGCTACTAAAAACGTTGAATTAGTTGAAGTAGAAGAATCTGTAAAATCATTTGATGCTACAAATTTTCCCTCCTCAGGAGTTTCTTCAGTTTTTATGGCTCAAACTTCAAGTTCTATTGCGGGCTCTATGTCTACTGCTACGGTTAAAACTTTAAAACATGATACTATAAAGAATTATTTTTTAATTAATGATTCATTAAAAGTAACTGCAGAACATCCATTAATGACTAAAAGGGGTTCAACTTGGCAGTGGCGGCGCTCTTATTCCATAGAGGTAGGTGATTTCTTATTCTCCGATTCGAGTACTGAAATAGAGGTTACTAGCATATCTGAGGTAAACGATACTTGGATTGATATTGTAAAATTAGATGTAGAAGACTTGGATTGCTTTTTTGCCGGCGGAGTTTTAAATCATAACAAAGGTTAATAAAGCGGTATTAAATTAGTCTATGGCGTTAAATTCTAGCAGCTTTCCTACTTATACTAAAAAGAAGACTTTAAGAAAAAAGCGTAAAAAGGTAAGCAAGAAGAAGAAATCAAAAAAATGAAGGAGCCAATTTGGAACCTAAGAAACAACTCAAGACTACCGTTAAAAAAGCGGGGCAGTTAGTAAGTTCTTCAAAACCCAAAATCAAAAAGATAAGCCATTACGAAATATATCTTCTAGATGAAAAAGGCAAACAAACAAAAAGAATTTGTGGTACTCAAAGAAATCAAATGCCCTCCGGTTATGTCTGTACCAATAAAGCTGGCGATGGGACCGACCATCCAGGTTGGGGTCAGTGTAATTATCACGACAGACAAATTACCAATCCCAATAATACATCCCTTTGGTTAGAACTTAATCAAAGAGCGGGTCTTCCCGCTAACTTATTTGAATATTATCAGAATGCTGAAGTAGTTACTGAGCAGCACTTATCTAGTGTAGATGATGATATTAGAGCCCTGTATGCTTTACAGACTTATGTGTTAAGTAGACGTAGAGACCCTGATAATGAGGATGAGGGTTATATTACTAACCATGATATTGATTTAGTGATGAAATTAACTGATAAGATTATGAAGGCTAAGGAAATTAGAGTAAAACTCAATAAAGAAGTTAGTCTTGATACTACTACGGTTAAAGCTTTTGTAGACCAGATCTTCAAAATTATTATGGCAAATGCTGCAAAGAATGTAGGTAAAAGAATATTAAGTGAAATCTTAGAGGAAGTAATAGTACCCTTTAAAACTCAGGGTAGAATAGTTGGAGAAGAATTTGATTATAATCCTACATCTGTAGAGGTTGCTGAGGAGGTGAAGGATGGCTGAAAAATATGATAATTCTCTAGCAACCGAAGCTGAACGTTGGATAAAGGATTATGATAATCAAGAGTCTAAATCTTTATATGATTGGGATGGTAAAGCTATTGCTCAGTTTAAGGATGTTCCTTTAGAGACACTTTTACATGATGATTATTTTTTAGGATTGGAAGGTAAATTATATGATTCAGTTTATAATGATTTAGTAGATTTATGGGGCGAGCGGAAAAAGAGAGAAGTAAACCTTGCTGTATTTTTAGAAGCTATTGGAGCAGGAAAAAGCTTTAAGGCTTCAGTTATTTTATGGTTACTATGGTATGAAATGTGTATGTATAAGAGTCCTCAAAAACATTTTGGTTTGGTAGATAATAGTGTTATTGCTATTATGCTTCTGTCCCGAAGTGAAGTTCAATCTCGTAGGGTTGTATTTACTTATTGTTGGGAACGATTTCAATCGGGATTTAATAGAGATTATTTCCCCGCTAATCCAAGATACAGTAGAGAAATAAGAATTGATAGAAATAATACCTGTGTTTATGCTGGTACTAGTTCGGCACTTTCTGCTTTGGGATATAATGTCTATTCAGCTGTTATTGATGAAGCTAATTTTCTTGAGGTTACTGAAGATTCTAAGAAGACCGATGATGAAATGTATGACGCCGGTGAGGAAATGTATAATGCAGTAGTAAACCGTATGACTTCTCGTTTTATGAAACATGGTAGTATTCCTGGAATTGTTGTATTAATTAGCTCTCCTCGTTATCCTGACTCATTTCTTGAAAGAAAGATTAAGGAGTGTAAAGCCATAGGGGGGGAGAAGTTAAATATGTTTTGGAGGATGAGGAATTTATGGGAGGCAAAGGGGCCTAAGTATTTTAATATGGATAAATACTTTGAAATAGATACTGATACTCTTGAAATTACTAAAGAATCAGTTTGATCATTCTAGATATTGAGACTACAGGCTTTAATCCTAAGCGTGACAAGATTATAGAAGTAGCTGCATTAAAATGGGAGAAAGGAAAAATAGTAGACCAATTTTCTACTTTAGTTAATCCCATTAAACCCATTCCCACCTCAATCACTCGTTTAACTAGCTTATCACAAGCAGACTTAACTTCAGCGCCCCTTTTTAAAGATATAGAGTTAGAATTGTTTAACTTTATGAAAGGCCATCGTATTTATGGGTATAATGTGGCGTTTGATAAGCGTTTTTTGGTGAGAAATAGCAAAAGATTCAATTGTTTTATATTTAAGGATTATCTAAAATTCATCAAGAAAAGAAGGCCGAATTACACCGATTACAAGATGAAATCAGTTGCAAAGAAATTAGGGATTAGAATAAACCACTCTCATCGAGCTGTTGACGATGTTAATACTTTATGGGAAATTATGAGGAGATTAGGATGGGCTTAACATTCGATTTTTTAAAAAAAGCAAAAGTACCAGATTCAGTAATAGACCAAAACTCTGAACCTACTACTTTTGACCATTGTATTGAATTAGTTTTGGGACATGAAGGAGGGTATGTAAATGACCCAGATGATCCTGGCGGGGAAACTAATTGGGGTATCTCCAAAAAAGCATACAAAAATTTAGATATTGCTAATCTATCAAAGAATGATGCTAAGGCTATTTATAAAAAAGATTATTGGGATAAATATAAGGTGGGTAAGTTACCTCCGAACCTTCGTTACCTTTATTTTGACATGTGTATTAATATGGGTAGCAGAAATGCTGGCCGTGTTTTACAGAGGGCTGCTAATGCTAAAAATCCTGCCTCAGCTAAGATTAAGATTGATGGTATGATCGGTCCGAATACTATTAAAGCTGTCAAGAAAGTTGAGCAAGGCAGACTAAGGTCTGAACGAGTTTTGTATTATGCAAGAATTGTTATTAAAAAACCCGTTCAATATAAATATTGGTATGGCTGGTTTAAAAGAAGCCTAGAGGTATAATGCCCGACTTGCCCCCGAGAAAGCTAACTATTTATGCTTATGATCCCGAAGGTTTAGAATTGGATGATTGTTTACAAGTGTTAAAGGAATTTAGAGAGAGAATCCCCTCTCGTATTGAAGGTGATAATTTATCTTCTACAGAACTAGGCTATATACAGGCTATGTTGAATGTAGTTGATTATATTTCTATCCCGGAGAAAATATTAGACGAAGGGGCAGAAGCATAATGTTATTAAAAATACCTTTAGAATTAAAACCCAACTATCTTAGAGATCCCGAGAATTTTTTAAGAGATATTGCTTGTATTCCTACTGATTCTACAAGACCATTTATTAGGAGTAAAGAAAAGATAAATAAATTAGAGAAAGATGGTTTTCAAAACCCCTTTGATGAGGACAAGAGGGTATTTCACCCCAGTTTTCAAGCAACTCCCGATACTGTACATTATAATCGTTATATGCATATTGACTTGGGTTTAAAGAAGGATGCCGTAGGTATTTCTATGTGTCATGCTCCGCATTTTGTAGATAGAGTAGTTCAAGATATTGAATTTCAAGGGATAAAAACTAGAAATGTTAGACTACCTTTTATAAAATTTGATTTTTTAGGGAGAATTAAAGCCCATAGAGGGGAAGAAGTTTTATTAAGTGAGGTTAGGGAAATTATATATGAAATTCATAGAAGAGGGTTTTATATATCATTATTAACCTTTGATGGCTTTCAATCAGTGGACTCTATTCAAATTTTGAGAAATCAAGGTTATAAAGTGGGGCGACTATCTATTGATAGAACTGCTACTAAATTAGTCTTAGATAAACATGCTAAAAGTGATGATGGTATTAGAAGGGTTTCTACGGAGGGTCAGATAATGGGGGCTATGCAATCATTGAAAGATGCTTTATATGATTCTCGCTTATCAATCCCTTACCACGAATATTGGAAAAAGGAAGCCGATGGGGCTGAGGTTGATTATAGAAAAAATAAGGTAGACCATAAACCTAGAGGAACTATAGATTTACTCCAGAGTATGGCAGGGGGCATTTATAATTTAGTAAATAATGAAGTAGAATATGATTTTAGAGCTGATGAGAAACAAGATGATTTAACTGGGGATAGTTTTTTTGATAGCTATGAATTTGATGATGCTCAATATTATAATTAAAAGGTAAATTAATGGGAAAAATAAAAGACTTTATTAAAAAAATTAAACCTTATACTAAAGGTCAAGTTGATGATCTTCTAGCAAGGGAAAGAGAAGAAGCTACTCAGGAAGAAAAGAGGTGGCACACTAATGGGAACAATCCTGATATTACTATGGGAAATGAACCCCCAGATTATTTTTACTTATATGAGCAAAATGAACCCAATATAGGACAGAATAAAGATAAGAGGGCTATGGAACATTTTGTTGGCGGATATGATTATTATGGCTCTACCTATCCTGCTTTTTATTCAGACCAGGCTGTTGACCAGTTATTTACTATGCAAGAGGCTGTATATGTAAAATATTTTAATGACCCCCATTGTCGTTCTATTATTGATAATTGGACAATGTATACAATAGGCGGTGGATTGAAATTGAATATTGATAATCCGAAGGTAGAAAAAGTAATAAGAGATTTTAGATCAGCCAATGATATGGTTAAGAGGGAGAAACAGTTTATCAAGATGTGTTACATCGAAGGAGAGTTGTTTGTTGCTTATTATATTAATCCAGTAAATGGTCAAATAAAAATTAGAAGGATAAGACCTTCAGAAATTGCTGATATTGAAACTCACCCTGAAGATATTGAAACTAAATTTTCTTATCATTGGGAATATGATCATTCTCCTATGGGGACTCAGCAGACTTATAAAAAAGATGTATGGGTACCCGATATTGGTTATGGCGACTATCTAGCTTCTCCTTTTGGGAAGAGGAGTTCTAAAAAATCTAAAAAGAGGGTAATTAGAATGCCCGCTATTCAAATGATGAAAATGGGGGTTGATACTGAAATAAGAGGGAGAGTTCCTCTTTCACCCGTTTTAAGACATTTAAAATATTATGAAGATTGGTTGATGGATAGAATCAGATTAAATCATGAAAGAGCTAAAGTAGTATGGATTAAGGAAATAAGAGGTAGGATGCCAGAGACTACTGACCGGAAGCGGCGAGCACCT